GAACTCTATGACTATTTTTACTTCTTCTTTTTGTGAAGATGTTCTCGTAACTGGTGCTCGATTATCTATGTATATAATCTCACCAGAATATTTTTTAACCTCTGGACTTGCTTTTCCAAGATTAAATGTTTGACCGAGAGAAACATTTTTTCCACCAACTACAGTTGAACTTTTATCATTAAATGAAGTGTCAACAACTAAATTTTCTGGAGATCCTCCAGTTATTGCAGTGTTTAATCCAACAAAATCAAGTTTTTTATAAGAGTATTCTGAAAGAGTAGAAAAACCAACTGGTTGATAGTATTTTAGAATTCCAGTATCTGGATTCCAAGATGCTACATAACCTACTGCAGTAGAACCAACTCCAACTGTTTGTGAAATTCGATCATTTGGTTTATAAGTGACGTTTGATGTAGTAAGTCCTGATGATGCATCAGGTTTTAACTTCAAAGCACTTAAATTAGTTGCAGTCGTATTATTTAGAAGGTCAGTTCCACCGAATTGTAAAGGGTTTTTAACTAGACCTACACGAGAAAAATCATTACCTAGAACATAGTCTGGGGCATCATCTACATTATTATCAAATTTTGAATACAGCATAACTCTAAATGCACCCAATTCACGATATATATCGGCACCATGACCACCTTTAGGTGGTATGATAACTTCAAATTCTTGCCCACTTCCTGGATTTAAAGTTTTTCCACCAAATTGCCCTGATTCAAATCTAACACCTGCATACGTATAACCTGATCCACCAACAACTGATACGGTATCTATAATGCCACTACTAAAATTAATTGTTATTGATGCTCCTGTTCCATCTCCAGTAATCGGAATACCTGAAACTGAACCAGAAGTTTTAGTAACACCATTTTCTACAAAACTATGACCAGAACCACCATTTTTTATAACTACAGTTTCAATTTTTCCATCAACAGCAGCGTCTTTTATATTTGAATTTGTCGTATCACCCCATACTTTTGGTACAGGTATATAAGAAGTTGTCACAAATTTAACTATATCTGAAGGAGCGATGGTGTACAAATATTTCCATAGATAACCATCTGAACCATTTCCAGCTTCTTGAGGAACTGTATTTGTATGAGTTGGTTCTTGAGTAGATTTTTGACCATCTGGATTATCTGGATTTGACCCATTATTGATACACACATACACATTAAACTCTGAATTCAATACAAAATAATTTGATCCATATAATGAAGTTGACTTAGTTTGTGGAGTTAAATTAGTGGATGAATAATTATTTCTAAACATATCATATATTGTTCCTGTCTGCCAATCTAATCTAGGAATAACTCTTCTAACGTCATTTGAAGTTACTTTTTTTAAGAAAAGCATACTATCATAATAAAGATTTTCCTGATCAAAAGAATCTGTAGGATTTGGTACAGGATTTCCCCAAGTCGAAACACCATAATTTCTTACCTCAGTATTCTGTGGATTTGGATGTCCTAAAAAGGCATAATAATTATTATTTCCAGTTGTGCCAATACCTACAAAACTGTCTATAAAAGTTTCTGCGTTTAATATACGATATTGGTCAGTGATTATTGCGGGCATTGATACTTACATTTTTGATTATTTATACCTCTTATTTAGACTATGGTGTGGGAGGAATCATTGGATAAAGTGTCGAGACTGGTAAATTTCTTATTACTTGAGCTGAGGTTTCAATTCCTAGTAATCCATTTTGATTATGGAATGTGAAAGATTTTGAATTATTATTTCTAGAAACATTAACAGATCCCCAACTATAATCTCCAAATTTAAAGCGATCAGTTCCAAATCCCACTGTGTTAATTCCTGCTATAGAGGTAACATTCGCAAACACTCTCACTATGGAGGATCCAACTGATACATGGTGTGCAGCAAAGTACACACCATCCAAAAAGGTATTTCCAACACCAACAGTTTCTGGGCCAGATGATGTAGTTTTAATTCCAGTTATACCATCTCCAATAAATGTATTTTTAATTACAAAGTAATCACCAGTTGTAATTCCTGATCTTGATATTTGATCAGCATCAGTACCCAATATACCGATTTTACTTCCATTATCACCTTCAGTAGGGTCTGGTTTCAGTTCAAAGAATAAAGCAGGCCCAGTTGTATTAATACCAACAGCACTAGTTCCAATACCGACAATCATTCCATAATCCCCAGAGTATGAAACTCCTTCAATTTTTTCAACAACTGCTGTTGTTCCTAAACCGACAATGTTTATAATATTTGCAGCACCACTTATATCATCAACTTTTTCAAATAACCAAGAATCTTTAATGTATATTTTAGTGTCAGTGGGGGTTATTGATTTTATAATTCCTGATGTTGGTAATATTTGTGGTTCTAAGTAATTTCTCTCTTTGGATATTCTTACACCATCAATAAATGAATCTTTTGTTTGTTTTCTCCACATTACAGGTCGTTTAAAATCACTATCAGTTGATATCCCAACTCCACCATAGGTAGTTGTTTCTACAGTATCTGATGCTATTAGTTCATAAACTATTCTGTTATCTTGTTCAGAAATACTATCAGAGTATTGTAATTTTAATTCATCACCTGGTTTTATAGTTTCATCAATATCCACTGCAAAAAAGTCATCAGTTGATGCAGTGTAAAGATACATTTTAAATTTACTACCTGCCTTTGGTGCTTCATTGAAAGAAATTCTTGTTCCACCATTAAATTCATAATCTTTTCCTGGTTTTTGTAAAACATCATTTAAAAAGATCAATAAGTTATTTGCTAAGATAATTCCAGATCCCTCTTGAGCAACTATACTATAGTATTCTGTATTATCAATAGTACGAGTTATTAAGAACGATTTTCTAAACCCATTAAATTGTGAACTAAAATCATCAAGTTCTTGGAATTGACCAAAACACCATCCTGCAAATTTATCTTGAAATTTATTTTTGACAGTTATTTTGAATGATGTTGTTGCTATTCCTACCTGATGAGGAACAGTAGTTAACTCCAATACATCTCCAATTTCATATCCTGTACCACGATCTGACATATCAAATGATATTATACTACCACCAGTTCCAACTACAACATCCATTTTAGCACCAGATCCACTTCCACCAGATAATGGTATATTTGTGTATGGACTTGGTAATGGTGCAGTCACAAAATTCAAACCTGTAGTTATACCTGTGTTTGTGTATCCAGTTCCTGGATTTGTAATAGTTACCGCAGTAACTACTCCTGCTGTAACAGAAGCAGTTATAACTGCATCTACTCCCCCACCAACTCCAACATCAAGAGTTATCGTATCTTCTGTTAAAGCTATTATTTCTAATGTCTGTCCTGCAGCTGGATCAGTTGCTCTTGGATATGGATGGTCAGATGTAAAGTTATCTCTAGAACATCTAAACACTAATGAATTATTATCAAGAGTTACTGTATTTGCTAGTGTTAATCCATGATTAACAATTGTTAGTGTTAATAAACCAGTTTCGGAAATATAAGTTGCACCTGTTGGAGTTAACTGTGACCCACCAGTTACGTTAACGGAATTTGCATTAGATGATATAAATGTGTGTGTAAAGTGTCTATCAGTAGATGCAACAGAAATTAATGGGGGTGATAAGTATCCTGAACCTCCAGTTACAATACCAATATTTGCAATCGTTCCAGCTGCAGACACAGTTACATTAAATAATGCTTTTCTTGGGACTTGGTATCCAGTTCCCACACCTACATCAAATTCATTTATAATTCCACCTCTAGGTAAATCTTTATTTGCTGCTGTTCCTGTAAAATCAATAGTCTGTCCAGTTCCAACAATCTCATAATCTGTTTCACTACGAGTACTAACATCACCATAAAAAGGTCTTTGGAATATGTTGTTAATTAAAACTATACCAAAACTAGTATTGATACCCGTTAATTGATTTCCGTTAGTGGTTAAATTAAATCTATCAGTCGATCCATCAAATCTATCTGATATATCGTCCATAATTTTGTTAGTATCATACTTTAACCTATAGTATGCTCTTCCATTAAATGTAGAAAATGTGGTAATTCCTGCATTTCCTGTTGGCCCATAAGGTGCTTCAGAAAAATATAATCTACCTTCATTAATTCTATAGTCTCCTTTAAGAACCGTAACTGCTGCACCGACTGTGTGTGCTGCAGCAACTGTTCCCATTTCACCTCTAACAACACTCAATGAATTAGTCGATCCAACACCAACTAAATTAACTTTTATAATTTCATCTTCAATTCTAAGTAAAGACTTACCTGCTATTTCAGAAACATCATTTAGGAATATCGTATCAGTTGATATTCCCACTTCACTTGATAATCCAACAGATACAACTGTCGATACACCTACAGGACTTTGAATTATGTTATCAATACTAATTAACGTTCTAATAGTCGCATCATCAGATGGAACTGATAATGTATGATTAGTTCCAATACCAGTTACACTAGTAAAGGAGACTGCAGTGCCAGCATTTGCAAAACTAGCAGCAGTTGCTACTTGTATAATGTCATTATCAACTTTTATTGCAAAAACAGTAGATGGTAATAATGTAGTTATACCAATACCAGGAACATCAGTGCTTGCAATTCCTATAGATGATTGTCCAGATTGTGGTTTATATAATAATCTTTCACCTGTATTGAAATTGTGTTTTGGTATAGTTAGTTGATGTGTATCAGTTGCAATTCCCGAAGATGGATTAAATCCTCTATGAAATAGTGGATCCCCATCAGTAAATACATTAAAATTAGTAGTTCCAATAACTCCACCACCAGTAGATGTAACTATTCCTGTAAATTGAGAAGATATGTCATCTATTAAAAGAACTTTATTAGTTCTAGATTCAATATAATCTGTTATTACTTTTGAATTAAAAGAAACTAATTTTGATAAATCTGGATCGTCTGTATCTTCACTAACTAAATCATAGTAATATCTCTCATGAACAGATGCTTCTTGGTCAATATCAACTTCTAAAGCAAGTTCACCATCTGAATTTAAAGTGTGTTGTGCAGTAGATCCGATTCCTAAATTACAGAAATTTTTAAAACCAGCAGTATGATCTAAACTATTAACCGCATCTTTCCAAGTATTGAATGGAACTGCACCTTTTACAGAGTATGAAAATCTTTGATAATAATCGTTATCATGCAATCTTTGAATGTCTAGATTTAGTTTACCTACATCAGTTTTCCAACTATTTAAAATATTTGCTGTAGCATCAACATTTAAATCAAAATCAAATTTAAACTGATTAGTTACAGTTCCTTTATTATTACTTGTTTTACCTACAATGGAGTCTTCTTTTGTAAAATCTCCAGTAACATCAAATATTTTTAATGTTTGTGATACATCATCCCAACCATTTTCAGCAACTGTTCCTGAAATATTTTTACCAACAACCTGAACTATTTCTTTTTCAAAGAATGATGACTTCTCAAACTCAGGTTTAAATTCTGCTAAATCTCTTTTCCTTATAACTCTACCAAAATTATTTGTTGGTTGATAAGTTCCTCCAGTGCTAACACCAAGTCCAGCTATAGAGTAACTTATAGATTCTTTACCACCAGTGTATACAACATTAGTAATTGTAAAATATTTGTAATCGTATGTGCTTGAATTGTAACCATCAATACCCTCTAAAGTTTTAACATTCTCAACAAATATCTCATCACCTACAGCAAAAGGAAAAGTTCCACCATAATTGAAAAATCCACTAGTATTACCCCCACCAATTTGTACTGCTGGTGCTTTTAAACCTATGGTGACAATATCATTACTAAATGTTTGTGCACTTATAATACCAACACCATTTGAATTATTAACGGGAACAATTCTAAGGTCTTCAGATAATCCACTATCATTGGTTAAAATTTGAATTTTGTTTACTGAAGTTCCGTTTAAACTTGTTTGTGCAACTATATTTGGTTTTCCAATTGCAATCACCTTTGGTGGACTTGTATAATTTGTTCCACCAGTAGTAATACCTATATTTTTAAGTGTAAATATGTCTTTTAATTCTAATATTACATTACTATCTGCTTTTGGTTTTAATGTGTTATCTGGAGAAAATTCTAAACCCTGATTGAACACTTGTGTTTTATTAACACTTCCAATATTATCTGTTTCAACAGTCAATATTGTATTTTCACCATCAGTGGTTCCTATTGATGTAATAATTGGTAATGTGTCAACGTTAAATCCTCTATTTAAAACATTTATTGAATGTATTCCACCAATTTCACCTAAAGATTTTGTAGAATAGAATGCAGATGAAAATCCAGTAGAAGTGTACGATGTCGTCTCTGCAATACCAGTTGGATTAAATTTAAATGTATTAGTACTAATTCCTGTAACTTTAAATGGTTTATTGAATTTAGAATCAACTACTACTATTTGTGAATAATTTGGAACTCTTTCATCAACAGCAAAAGATAAAGTTTTAATTGTATTAGTATTTTTACCCTCCACTCTGTAATAAAATTCCGATGCTAATGAACTTGCAACTGAAATTGAAATTTTATTACTTGTTTTTGTTATCAGTCCACTATTGTATTTTGATTTAAAGTTAATATCTTCATAAAATTCTATATCATAATCATTCAAACTTGAATCTGAGGTTAATAATTCAATAGTATTATTTTTATATAAAGATAATTTTGGATTTATCTTTGATATTTCATGATTTGTTCCACCAGTTGTGCCAATTCCAATATAATTGTATGGAAATATTGATAAATCATATGAATTTTCCGCTAATCTTATGGTATCTCTAGAATCTTTAACAACGTAGTAAACTCCATTATCAACCAAAGGAGTAGCTGGAGTTGCTGAATTGTAAACAATCAGATCTCCTGTTTCAAAATCATGATCAGTAATTGTTATTTTTGATACCGTTGTTCCAATTCCGATTGCTGAATCCGTAAATGATGTTGGATTTACAACTAACTTTCTAATATTTTCATTATATCTCAAATCAAAAGTTTGTATCTTATTTGATTGAATATGTAATTCAAAATCATCACCAACAGATAAACCATGTTGTTGACCTATAGTAGTAGCGGTTGCAACAGTAACAGTTCCATTTACCCTTCTTAAAGAACCAGTAAGATTATCAGTTATTGTTTCAATTTTATTATCATCTCCTGCTGTTGTCTGAACTGAAGTAAAAAATAAACTATTAGTTGCAAATCCGACTTTAATACTAGATAATCCAACAAATTCATTGTTAAATCTAATACAATAGAATTTATCAATTGTTGATAAATCGAAATCACTTGCTAAACTTGCAGTTCTTGCTGCTCTTATTGTAGATCCACTTGAAACTAAAGTTACTTCATCTCCATTTTTAAAAGGGTGATTTGGCAAATATATTGCTTTTGGTGGAATTGATTTGTTAACTGCTGTGCTTCCTGCAAATCCCACTACAACATTTGTAGTAGTACTTCCAATACCAACTGCCTTTGCTGCTTCAAAATACTTAGATTTTGATAATTCTAAATTCTTATTTTCAATTTTTTTTGTAACTTCATATGTAAATTCTGTTTCAAGTCGGGTAATTAATGCTCCTGAAGAATGTGATGCAATTGAAGTTGAATTATGACCTCTCCTAAGTCTATGTTTATTATTTACGTCATCATGATCTATTATTAAAAGTTGCTCTGAATCTATTTGAATAACATCATTAACTAAAAATTTTCTTTTAGTAGTAGGATCAGAAAAGGTTATAAACGTCGTAATCCCAGTATTTCCCATTGCCTCTGACAAACTAGAAATTACTGTAGATACACCAATAGTTCTAACCCCTTCAATGTTTTTATATGTGTTTGATGATATTCCAGATATTTCAATAATATCACCATCAGAAAGACCATGAGGGAGAGTGGACAACCCAGTCACCTGACCATTAAGCATGGATAATTTCAAGTTATCTACTACAGTATTTGTAGTTCCTACGGATACTATTGGTTTTCCTGTAATTTGGTCTACACTAGCAGTTATAGTTGGATCATTGAAATTTATTTTATCGTTAACTTTATATCCCGAACCCACTTCATTGACAGTAATACTTGTTATTGTTGAAGTATCAATACCATCTACTTTAACTATTGGTTTTGAATTTAATGAGTCTTCAAGTAGTGGATAATTTCTAAATTCATCATTCAACCCTAAATGAGTAACATTTCTTTTATAATCACCAGTATTTAAAATTTGATCAGATTGAACATTTTCTATATCATAATTAAATTTATCTGTAGCATTACGATGCAAAAATGTAATATATGGGAATGATGGATTTTTTGTTGTTTTATCTATAGTTGAAAAATATGCATAAGTTCCATTTGGAAAATCAGCATTTTTTACAAATTTTCCATTATATTCATCTAAATCTCCACTTTCTTTATAAACATAGTCTTGCGTAAAGTAACCATTTTGATATGATGGTCTTAATTTAGTATTTCCAATAATATCAAGTTCATAACTAGATTGCATGAATGTAGTGATTCCAGAACTATTTTCACTAACTGGGCCATAAATTGGATTTCCATCATATGCCCATCCAACTATCTTGGAATGACTATCAGTGGATTCTACAAAATTAGAGTCAATATTATCTCTAAGCAGACGACGATATTTTTTAACTGGATAGAATGAGCATATTTTATTATTATTAGTTAATGATATTGCTCTTACTTGAACTATTTCAGAATTATTTTGAGTTAATACGTGATTGTATCTTTCAACTGAATTTATTTTCCACTCATGTATTTCTGTACCAATAATTGCTTCAGATCCAGAGGGTATAACTTTTATAATTGTATTATTGGCATCATATCCAGTTCCACCAGCAATTATATTAACGTTTGTTATCTTCCCACCAGAAACAATAGACTCTAATTTAGCAAATTGTCCAACTGTTCCAAATGTACCACCAACTCCAACTACCTCTAACTCTGGAGGTGTTGTGTATTCAGATCCAGAATTTAAAATACTAACAGCAGTTATTTTTCCATCTGAAATAATTGGTACAATAAAACCATCTTTACCAGTAAGTAATTTGATAACTGGTTTACGAGAATAATTGATAATATTTGTTACCCCGTAACCAACTCCACCATCTTTAACAAAAATATTTTTCAATCCACCTTTTACTATCGCTTTTGCTGATGAATTATAATAATTTGGAATTATGGTAGTTGTTCCAACAGAAACTTTACCTTCAATCTTTACTTGAATATCTGGATATTTAAATGTGTGTATTCCTGTTCCTAAATTATTTAATTTTACATATATTTTCCTATCATAATTTGTATTTGATACAGTTGTTGCAGTTCCTGCGTTACTTAATTTGAATTTATCTTTATCAATTACAGTAACTTTATATACCAATAATGGATCTAATCCGTTAATTTCATTAGCACTAGTAGAATATTCTACAACATCCCCATTACTAAAATTATGGTTCTTCGCATATATGTAATCATTAAATGTGTTTATACCAACGAATGTTTTAAATAAATCTTTTTTATCATTGGGAGGATATTGTTGAGATGATACCAATACTCGGTGATTTGAATAATTTGAACCACTATCACTGACCACAATACTATCAATTATTTGTCTATTTTTATTTGATCTAAATATGTGACTTTGAGTTCCATTATCAAGAAGTTCTATCAGATTGGTTTTATTGAGAGCTCTATTTTTAGTAATTGCCAATCTAAATGAATTATCACTAATTTTTGCAACAAAATAATTACTTCCAGAAGATAATATATTAGTGGAAAAACCTACATTAACACCAGTATTAATTCCTATTGGATCTCCTGTAGCAATGTATGTAACTTCCTCTCCATCCAAAAATCTATGATCACCTACTATTGTATTATCCGTTAGATTAAAATCAAATTCAGTAAATGTTTTACTGTGAGTGAAACCTCTCATTTTTGCTTCACAAATAGCACCAGTTCCGTTTCCACCTGTTATGCTCACAGAGGGGACTTCAGAATAGTCAAATCCACCTTCATTTACAATAACCTCTGATAAACTACCTGAGAAGTTTGCATATGCCTCACAACCGCTTCCAGAGTCATCTGTGATTGATATAGAAGGTGAATTTGCTACATTAAAATCTTTTCCAGAATTTAGAACTTCAATATTATCAATCTGACCATAGAATACTGAATCATCAGAAATAGGTGAATGATATTCAACACCATTTAATGATAATCCAATAGGGCCACTTATATTTGAATTATCTTTAGTTACTTTTGGATCTTTGTATATTCTTTTAAAATGATTTTGATTTACTAACTCACCTCCATCATATAAACTTGCAGGTGTTATTGTATGTGTACCAGTTCCTACACCGTTATACTTAATTTGTTCAAATGTATTTCGATAGAGATTTGATGGGTTTAATGCTATCTTAAAAGTATTACTATCAATTACATTTACATAAAAATATCCACTAGTGCTACCTGTTATTCCCGAATCAGTTGATATTGATAAGTAAATTCTTTCACCGTTTACAAATCCATGATCATTTATGGTAATCGTACTTGCATTTGTACTAATACCAGATGAGGTAACTGTTTTTGATCTATTTGTAGTCTGAGTATCAAATGATGGATATCCAGAAAAAGCAACGTAAGTATTTTTATCAGTATCAGAGAATGAATTTTGTATATTTGAGAGAAGAGAAGTAATACCAAAATTAGATGAGGCATAATTCAGTTTTTTCTTGATTATGTAATCACCAAATATAATCGAACCTAATGAAACCCCTCCTGTAATTAAGAATCTAGTGGGATTATAGACATCACTAATAACTGCATCCTGTATGATTAAACCACCAGTATCTTTAAATATTATATCTACTTTATCACCAATATTTAAAAAATGTTCGGTTAAAGTTTCAAAAGTGTTTGACCCAGCTGAATGTTGTTGAACGTCAATATAAGAAAGATTGTTATAAAACCAAGTATTAAATTTTTTATCAGATACATCGTATTTTTCACCAAGATGCTTAACTCCAATAGAATCTTTTATATCAAAATACTTAGTATTGCTAACATTATCAGAAACACCAGAAATAGATCCAACTATTCTCATCTGACATATCTTTGTTAAGTCGTTATCCTCATAACCATAGACATATTTTGTGTCAGTGATTGGATCTGATTCAGTTAAAAGTTTTGTTATACCAGTACATCCAAAAAATTGATTACTTGATTTAGATGTATACTCTGCTAAAGTGTAAATATTGTCATCATTAAGATAATAAAAATTACCAGTTACTCCAAAACCAATCGTAGAGTCTACAGTAAGGACTTCTGTAGTTGATGCTGTGCCAACTACCTTTGTCTTTGTTGAAACATTAAACTTGTCCTCAATTGTTCCTTTTGAGAAGGATATTTGATAATATTTTTTATTTCCTAAGTATTCTGTAGTTACATTTGATACCGCACCACTTGCAGTTGGATTTGTAAATGAATCTTGATATATTTTAACACCAATTAAATTTAAAGGATCTCCAGATATGACTTCAACGATAATATCATCAGTTACATCCCACTCAGCCTCTGATGGCATTATGGTTTGATCAAAAGGTTTGATTATTTCAACTTGTTCTCCATATAATACTTGAAAAAGAATTTGTAACGAGGTATCTGTTCCTTTTGAACTATAAAAATCTCTTGCTCTTGATAAAACGTTCTCTACATTCAATCCATATGCAAAATCCCTTCCTTCTAAACCAGGTAAAAAATTACGTCTAAATTTTTTGTAAAATTGAGTTACAAAAAGAAAACTTAAATTAACTACTATTGAATTTTCAACATGTGCTGAAGCATTTGTATCACTGAATGTTAAAAACTCAGGATTACCTTCAGTTTCAATTGCTGATATTCCACTAAATCCACGAACACATCCAGTAAATGAAGTTTCAGTTTTTCCAGTATATGTGATAATTTCATTATCAATTTTTAGTAAACCATACTTATCTGGAAATCCAGTGGTTTGATTTACATTGATTACATCATCATATGCATACAAAAAAGAAGATATAAGAACTGGTGACTCTGGTGCAGCACCATTTGGGACATTAACTGTTTGTTTTTCAACTAAAGAAATGTCCGAAACAGTGGATATTTTTTTAAGAGATGAAATATGATCAGATAAGTATGTTGTTCCATACTCACGTTCCTCAGATTCATAGTATTGAGTTAAAAATTCTATGAAAAGTGGATTATCTGCTTGTATGAAGTCTGGTATTTGACTACCAAGAATATTTGAGATTTTAACTTTTTTATCTGACATCTGTTATCTTGTATATTTTTTGTTGCTAATAAAACTAGATGGTGGTATATAATTTGTTCCAGAAACATTGGAACCAGAAACAAGAACGTCCTCTAATAGGTTTAATTTACTATTTCCTGTAGTATCTAGCACAATATAAAGGTTCTCTTTTGCAACAATATCATTTGATTCTGGAGTTGCTTCAATCTCAATTCTATTTTCGAGTGATGTAGAGGTAATTGTCACTGGAAACAGTATCACTTCACCTTTTACATAGTCTACAGTGCCTGCATTATTATTAATGTATGTAATTACACCATTATCAATTGTAAAAAACTTAATAATTCCAGTTAACTGGTCATTATTTGGAAAATCTGTCAAATATACGTTCCCATCAACACCTTCAAGTTGAAACGCAGAAGAACGAACATTAAATCCTTCCAAATCTGCATGAAACTTATTTCCATAACAAACTTCATAAGTTGCAATTGAATTATAAGAGGGAACTAAATTTCTCCTTATTACAAGAGTCGTAATATTGGAAGTAATTCCAGTATCAACTTTATCAATTTGAGAAAGTAACTTACTATACTTCAATCTTCCACCAAAAGAATTGATATCTGCTGATTTTGAGTAACTTTCAATTGCAGATAGTATTCTTGTCTGTAAATTTAACTTATCAGCAACAAATCCCGAATCAAATGACACTGTTGACTCGTATTCAACGTACAAATACATCAAATCTAAGAATTCTTGTTTAATTCCAGCTACTGTATACTTCTTTAAGTCATTTTTAATTGAATCTTTTGCTACAGCAGACAAAAATTCACCATTTTTTGGTTTAACAGTGATATAAACCTTTCCAAATTCAGGTGGATCAAGTTCTTCACCCCCATAAGCACTTACAGAGTCAATATTTGGATATAAAAAAGGTATTAGACTCTTATAATCATTCGGTGTAACTGCTCTATACTGCGATGCATAGACTCTTGGAGCAAGATATTTAATATTGTCTATAGATTCTATTGAATCTCCATTTTCGGAGCTTTGATTTGTTGTTATAACAGATATATTGCTTGTAACATCAACATCTACACCACCAGAAATGTATGTGAGTCTTCCAGAAAAGGTAAAATTGGCAGCATTATTACCATCTTGTCCATTTGTGACAATATAACTGACAGTAATTATTGCTCCATTTGCTGGTTTTTTGCCTAGAATGTTATCACCAAACATAATTTGATATCTCTCATCATCAACTTCTTGAACTAAGAATAATCTAGACTCCGAATTAACATCAAATATGTTAGTATACGCATTATATGTAAGAATACCATTACTATCACTTACTTCAACACGAATCGAAGAGGTATCAATGTTTGCATTTGGCAAAATAAATCTTTGATTTGTTTGTGAACTGTCTACAACGAATGTTTTTGTTAAGTAATTTCCTTCATATACTGAAATATTACTAAAAGTAGCAAGTCCATCACTAGTTGGAGTTACTGTAATATCTTCTGGTATTGAAAATGTAAAAGTTCCACCTTGAACAGCACCTAAAGCAACTAGACCTGCATTTAATTTAACTTGTTGTGCATTTATGGATGACACATCAACGTTAAAACTAACTGTTGCAACCGCAGATTTCTTTGATCTTGGTACATAACCAATATTTCTTGCTAATGATACGACATTTTCACGTAGAGTTGCACTATCAATGAAAGATTCATTGACTGCCATGTTCGTATTGTAAGCAGTTATGTAGGAGTTATATGCTAAAGTATCAATTAAAATTGAAAAGTTCGAT